CACGCTTGCCCAATCGGCATCAGCCCGAGTTGCTCCCCCTCGTAGCTGACATAGCAGTCCTCGGTGGTGTCGCGCACCTCTAGGAACTCATTGATGACCGGCGTACCGTGAACCGTGGGCGCGGCGCTGTAAGGGCTGCTGTCGGCGCCATCGGCATCGAATCGAAGGTCGATGCGCCGGCCGCCGCCGAAGCCCTCGCCTGCCGTGATGACCTCGAACTCCAGCAGCGGCAGTTGCCCCGCCTGCCCCAGGTCCAGCCCCTCAATCGCCACGCCCGCGCGCCAGCGGTACGCCATGGCAGCGTCCGTGCCGACAGCCGCCTCGTAGATCGGCCACGGCTCTTGGGCCGGATTGCCGTCCAGGAAGGTGAGCGACGCCCAGGCATCGGTGGCCTGGCTGGCGTCGATGGAGGCGGTTCCGCTCTCGTTGAGCGCCGTCCAAATCAGTTCGCCATTGCGCCAGACGCGCGTGACCGCCTTCGGCTGCCCGCAATCTTCGTCAGTGCGCTCGGCGAGCAGGAAGATGCAGTTGACCTTGTAGGTGTAGGTCGTGCTGACCGCCGACGGCCCTTTGCCCTGTTCTTCCTCGTGGGCCACCTCGATCTTGTCGGAGCACCACGCCAGGAAGCCTGCCACGCGGGCACGCCCGTAGATGCGCGGAATGGCGCCGCCATACGTGATCTTGGGCGCGCGGACATCCTGCTTCTGGCCCTCGATCTCGGTCGGGCCGTCGATCTGAGCGCCGACGATGCCGCCGACGATGGCGCCCAACTGCGGGTACCCGAAGTAGGTGCCGACGGCATAGCCGACAACGGTAAGCGCCTGGCCCCAACTGCTCACGACTCGACCCCCGGCAGGCGGTAGGCAGCCACGAGGCGCATGCGCGTCGTCCAGACAAGGCGGTGCTCAACGACGCGGCGCGCACCGCCACGGCCATCTGCGTGGATGAGCGACATCCCGCCGTGGCGGTAGTCGCCGAGGATTCCGAAGTGGTGCGGGATGCCGTTGCCCCACTCAATCACCACGAAGTCACCCGGCCCCATCTCATGGCGCGCGATGCGCTCCAGGTGCTCGTCGCACATGGCGATCAACGTCACGCCATCAGGCGCGCGCTCATAGGGCGGCAGCGGCGGAACATCGACGCCGAGTTCGGCCAGCACCCCGGCGCCGAGATGCACGCAATCCACGCCCACGCCCTTCACACAGGCGTGGTGATGCCACGGCGTTCCAAGCCAGGTGCGCGCGCACGCGACGATCTGCGAGCGCTTCATTGCGTCGGGTCTCCCACCACGTCTCCCACTTGCGGCTTGTCCTTCTCGGCTTGGAAGTTGGGGCCGTTGTCGAACTTGCCCACGCAGTCCTCGGTGAACCGCTTCATGCAGCCGGCTGTAATCTCGAACTCATCACCCAAGAGCACGGTTTCGATGGGGTCGATCTCCAGCGTCACGAAACCAGCCACAAAGTTGCTCACCTTGATGCGCTTGCCGGCGTTGAGGCCGGTGGTCCAGGTGAGCGTGCCGTCGGTGAAGTAGTCGGTGTCTTGCGTGAGCGCGGCGGCTTGGAACACCTGCTGCGATACCGTGCCGGTGACGGCGCCGGAGAACGTGAACGCCTCCAGGTCCACCGTGCATTTGTTGTCGCCCAAGCGGGCGCGGCAGTTCTGCTGGAAGATGGCCGACGTGTCGGTGCGCAGCGCTTGGCGGAGGTCTCTAAACTCCAGCGTGACCACGCCCATGTCGCGGCTGGTGTCGCCGATGTACCCGCGCTTGTGGGGGATCGTGCCGTCGGCGATGCTTTTCCAGTTCACCTGCTGGATCAGCACCTCGGTGCCATCCCACTGGCCCGACAGTAGGTCGGCGGTCGTGACCACCGACTCGGCGGACACGAAGTCGAAGTTGGTGTTGTCGATCTCCAGCCCGACCGTGCTCGACAGCGACTGCAGGCGCAGACCCGGCTGGTAGGTGACGCCATCCACGGTCAACGGCTTGGAGTGGTCCGTTACCGCCAGCACGTCACCGTTCGGCCTAGTGAACTTGACGATGTAGGCGAGCGTGTGCGCGCCCTCCCCCAGGTGCGCCTGGAGGTTCGACGAGATGGCTTTCACAGCCGGATTTCCTCGAGCTTGATGCTCGATGTCACGAACAGGTTGCCGGTGCTGCCCTGCAGTTCACCGATCCACTCGTCGTCCACGAACGTGACCGGCACGTCGAAGTCACCTTCGCACGAGTACGTGTCGCCCGAGACGTGCCCCGAGATCGTCGCCACGCCGGTCGTGGTGTCCACGGTCGCCGTGGCCGCCGAGGTGACGCCCGATCGCTTGCGGTAAACGACGACGCCAGAGCGAGGCTTGTAGATGGGCCGCAGGAACTCTTGACCACCGAAGGCGTGAACCCGGTGGATCTGGTAGTTGGAGCCGCTCACCAGCACCAGCCGGCTGTTCGCCTGCGTCAACTGGTAGTCCCGCCAGTCCTTGAAGCGGAACCCCGCATAGGGGGTGAACATGACGACATAGAACAGATCCACGATGGCCTGGTAGTCGGCCCTCGACTTGATGCCGTGGCTGATGTCGTAGCGGTGCAGCGCCAGGTCGTTGGTGAAGGTCTGCGTCAAGCGGCCGGAGCCGTCGTACAGCTTGCGCCGTCCGGGCTGGAATGGGCCACCCTCGGCGCCGCGGCTGTACCGCTCGTCGATGGGCGACTCCAGGAATGCGAGGCTCATGCCGTCCCCCGCGAGCGGGCCTTGAGGATGCCGCGGCTGGCGGCCGACGCGATCTGCTCCTGCGTGTCACGCGACGTGCCGGGCTGAATCACGAAGTGGTTTGTGACTTGGACCGGCTGCGCCTCCCGACCTTTAGTGCCGTTCACCGTCACGCCGAGGCGCCCATCAGCACCGCGGCGCAGCGGCATGACGGCCTCAGGGCCGGCTTCACCCATCACTCCGAGCTGCATCGCGCCACCATTGGCGAAGCGGAACGCCGTCGGCTGGTCGAACATGTCGCCCTTGGCGAACGCCTTGACCGTGCCGAAGCCGGCGAAGGCGTTGCCGTTGGCAGATGCCGTGGTGCCGCCCGTGAACGCGCTGGCGAGGCCGCTGAAGAAGCCGCCGCCGTTGGACGAACTGGCCGAGGCGCTGATGAGTTGGATGACGGTAGGCAGGACTGCCATGGCCGCGCCCGCAGCCGACGTGCTCTGCGCCATCGCCGACAGCAGGCCGGTCGCCAACTGCGCCGACGTACCGAAGCCATCCATCGCCCGCGCGGTCTGCGCCGTCTGGTCGGCCAGTCCGCGGTCAAGGCGAGCGAAGTCGCCCGTCGTCACGCTTTCAACTTCCGCCCGGTCGGCGCGGCTGAAGTCGCCCGTTGTCAGCGCCGGCTGGTTGGCCGCGGGGATGGACACGGCCAAGCGTTGCAGCGCCTCGGTGGCCGCGTTGGTGGCGAGCGTGAAGGACTGCAGCGCGGCATCTTTGGACAGCGCGATAGAGGCCGGGGCTGCACCAGGCAGCGCCTTGATGGCATCGGCCGCCGTGCCGCCGCCAAATCCTGTGGTGTTCTCGGCCACGGAGCCGCTGAAGCCCAACGCACGACTGATGCCGGAAAGGAAGCCGCCGAAGATGCCTGAGGACTGGTCGCCCTTCAGAATGTCAGCGATGCCGCCTTGCGCCGTGGTGATGCTGTCCAGAGCGCCCTTGATCTGCGCCTTGATGGGGTCGGTGATGGCCAACTTGGTGAAAGTCGCAAACAGGTCATCCCCGAACGAGCGCAGGGTTTCCTTGAGCGTGGCCTTGCCCTTGACGAACTCGCCCAAGGCGTTGGCGAAGCTGTCGGCCAATGCTTCGTTGGCCGAGCGGATGCGATTGACGGTCTCATCAACCGCGTCGGCCGCCTTGGCGTACTCCAGTTCAAGGCTCTTGGCGAACGTCTTCAACGCCTCGTCGTTTGGGCGCTCGGCAGATAGGCGGCGGGTCAGTTCCAGTTGCTGGCGCAGTTGCTCCAGCGCCGCCTGCCGAATGGCGGTCAAGCCGCGCTCGCGCTCGATCAGGCCAACGCCGCCGCGTTCAGCAGCCAGAGAGTACGCCTGCTCAGCGATGGAAGCGCGCTCCGTCACCTGCGACAGGTCGCGGCGGATTTCGGCGAGGCGGTTGTTCTGCTCGATCGCCTTGGTGAGGCCGTCGACGTTGACCTGTCCGTCACCCGCAGATGCGGCCAGCAGCTTGGCGTTGTCGATGGCCTGCTGGGCGCGGATGCGCGCCGCCTCAACCTCGTCGCCGTTCAGCTGCGCCAGGTTGGCGTTGAAGTTGGCAACTGCATCACCCAGCTGCTTGGTGGCCTGCGTTTCGTCCTGAGCCAGCAGCACCAGCGAGCGGGACCGCTCCAACTGCGAGCGCTTGCGCTTTTCCTCCAGGTCGTCAATCTTTCCCTGGGCGGCGGCACGGTCGGACGGGTCCGAGGTCTTGCGGATGTACTCCTGCACAGCGCGGATCTCCTCCGCGTAGATGCGCTGCTCCTCGGTGGCGGCCTGCTCGATGGCCGAGCGGCGCTGGTCGTAGTACTGGCGCAGGCTCAGCAGACCTTCTTGATAGGCGCCGGAGACGTACCGCTGCTGGAAGTTGATGGAGTCGCGCTCGTGCTGCAGGTTGTCGTTGAGTACCTTCAGCGCAGCGTCCAGTTGAGCCTTGCGCACCTGCGCGGCCTCTCGGGCAGCCTTGTCGGCGCCGGCATTCGTCGCCTGAAAGCCATTGAGTGACTTCTTGGGGCCGGAGCGGTCGTCGCGGGAGAAATCGCCCGTGGTTTTCTCGTTGGCGCGGCGCTGCGCGTCGAGCTGTTGCTGCAGCCGGTCGCTGAACTGCGCGCGCTGGAGGATGCGGTCCGTCTCGGCCGCGCTTTCCTCGAAGATGGCCTTCGCCTGCTTGAACTCACCGCTGGCCACGGCTGCCGCGGCAGCAGCGGCGGCGCCGATCTTGTTGCCCAGCAGTTCAAAGACCCGGCCCACGCCATCGGCGGCGTCGATGATGAACGCCAGCGCCTTGGCGCCGTTGTTGGCGAAGTCCTGGACCTTGGAGGCGTCCAGCTTGCCCGTAGCGTCGCCCAGGCCCAGCGCCTCGATGGCGGCATCCTTGAGCGCGCCCTTGAAGGCGATGACAGTCGGCAGCGTGGAGACAGCGATCTCCTGCGCGATCTGCCGGATCTGGCTGTGCAGCTTGGCCTGCGCCTTGCTGTACTGGTCCGCGAGGGCGATCTGCTCCTCGGTGAGCCCGTTCTGCTGGCGGCCGACCTCGGCGAGGTCTTTCAGGAAAGGCAACGCCTCCGCGCCCGCGCGGCCGAACAGCGCCACCGCCACCGCAGTCTTGCCGGCGCCGTCCTCAAACCCGGCCAGCGCCTTGGCGACTTCCTCGATCTGCTGCTCGGGCGCGAGCTTGCGGAACTGCTCAAGGTTCAGGCCGAGCGCGGCCAGTGCCTTGCCGACCCCCTTGGATTCGTCAGAGGTCTTCGACAGCCCGGCGGTGAGCTTGACCGACAGGCCCGCCACCTTCTCCATGGAAGTGCCGGACACGTCCGCGGCGGTCTGGAACGACGCGATGGCCGAAGCCGCAATGCCGGTCTTGTCGGAGAGATCCTGGAAGCCGGCGACGTTCTCGATCAGCGTCGGGTACAGAGACACCAGCCGGCGCGTGAGTTCGGTGGCGGCCGTCGCCAGCAGGTTGCCGACGAAGACCTCCTTGACCCCGATGAAGGACGACTGCATGCGCGTCGCCAGCGTCTCCGCGGCGCGCGCAGCACGGTCCATGCCCTGCTCGAACTTGGCGACATCAGCCGTCAGGTCGATGGACAGTGTTGCGAGGGCCATTACTCGGGATCCTTCTCAGGGGGCTCGTGCGACTTGATGGTCAGGAGGTCATCCGCCAGGCGCTCGATGTCTTCGATGCCCAGCAACTCAGCGACGAACGGAAGGCCAGCCCAATCAATGCCGCCCATGCCGTTCGTGAGGAGGTTCCACGCCTTGATCGACAGGCGACCGGCGTGGTCGAGTTCAGAGGCCCACCCCTCTCCTACTCCGAGGTCGAGGTGGGCTCCGAGTTTTTTGCGGCGGCCAGCTTCTGCTCGTAGTGAGCGTTCATGGCGCCGATCAGCTCGTTGGAGACCTTGAGGATCCAGTCCTGGCGGTCGGCCACGATCTCAGCCCACAGTTCCGCGTCGAACTCCACTGGCTCGTTGGCACCAATGGCGGCACCCAGCACCGTCGCCTCAGTGAAGCCTTCCCAGCCCACGACATAGCGCCGCAGGTGATCCAGCGTGACGCCGAAGCGCAGGGAGGGGATGTCGGCCTCGGGGGGGCGGCGGACGATGACCGACACCCCCTCCGAGAGCTCGACGCGCCGCTCTCGCTGCTTGTGCAGCTTCTTGATGAGGGCTTGCGCGTCCATCGATTACGGCAGGTAGGCGATGACGCCCTTGACGGTGATCGAGAACGAGCCGGTGGCGATCTGGCCCTTTTGCATGTCGAAGCCGGGGATCGAAGGTTGGCCGCGGAACACGATCTGCGAGCCGTCGGCCAGCGTCACTCGGAACACGGCGTAACCCGAGTTCAGGGCGCACGCACGCACCAGGCCGGTCGCTTCCAGCTGCGGATCGGCCAGCACGTTGATGGTGATGGTCTCGGCAGCGAGGAGGCCGTTCTCCTCCTTCTTGATGACATCGAGCAGCGTGGTGGCGTCCAGCTTCTCGCCGTCACCGCCGCCGACGGAGAACGAGGTCGAGTTGCTGATCGTGCTCCACGCGGTGATGGGGACGAACGAACCGCCGGTGAAGGTGGCGTAGTTCGTGGTGTCCAGCGCTTCCAGGTCGAAGGCGTTGGTGGCGCTGTTGTCGACACGCGCGGCCTGGCCGTCCAGTTGCACCATGCCGGTGACGCCGGACATGTAGCCCACGGTGCCGTCGGTCAGACCGTGCGAGGTCGAAGTCGCCACGCCGGGCGACGCCTTGGTCACTGCGGTGACGGTCTTGGCCGAGCCTTCCGTCTTCGAGATCTCGACGCGGACGCCGCGCCCCTTGTGGATGGTCATGGCTGACCCTTTCTTTCAGTGAGTGCCGGCGCGGCGGCCGGGCGGGTTGAGAAACGAAAAAGGCGCCCGAAGGCGCCCTGTTGAAGGCTTGGTGCGGTCACTCCCACCAGTCGAGGACGAGGCGGGAGCACTCCAAATCAAGGTCCGGGTCGTAGGCCGATGCCCGGTCATCCACCGGGATGCCGAAGGGCTCCACGTTGGAAGCTCGCAGCGCGTCCTCCACCAAGTCGGCGCACTGCTCTGCCTGGGCGCGCGTGTCGCCCCAGCACTGCACCTCGAACGTGATCCGACGGCCATGCTCCTGGCCGTCGATGGTCGTGATCGGCTCCGTCTCGCGGCGCGTCAGCACCACGAACGGCCGGAGCGTCTTCTCCGGCACCTTGTCGACCGCCACACGCTTGACGAATGCGGTCAG